AGCTAAACAAAAGAAGTTCATGGATGCCGCAGCGCATAACCCCGAGTTTGCGAAGAAAGCAGGTATTCCTGTTGGTGTTGCGCAAGAATTTTCCGCCGCTAGTAAAGGGCAAAAAATTGGCACAGGCACACGCCCTGATCGTCAAGGTGTTAACAAACCCAAAACGGACCACGGGTCCATGAATCTTTTTAAAAAAGGTGGTGTTATGAAAGACGACATGATGCAAGACAAAGCAATGGCTAAAAAAGCTGTCGGTATGCACGAGTCACAGTTGCATGGTGGCAAGAAGTCAAACCTGACAAAACTTGCAAAAGGTGGCTCTGCTTCTAGCCGCGCTGATGGGTGCGCTATGAAAGGCAAAACCAAAGGCATGATGATTAAGATGAAGTCCGGCGGGATGTGCTAATGATGTCCTCGCGTGGTATGGGCGCAATTAGCCCGTCTAAGATGCCCAACGGTAAGCGTAAAGCTCGCCGTGACGATACTGACTTCACGCAGTACGCTGAAGGTGGTAAAGTGTCTAAGGTAAACGAAGCGGGCAATTACACCAAACCCGGTATGCGCAAGAGTATGTTTGAAAGCATTAAGGCGCAAGCCACGCAGGGTACGGGCGCAGGCCAGTGGTCAGCCCGTAAAGCACAGTTGCTTGCAAAAAAGTACAAAGCTAAAGGCGGTGGTTACAAGTGAAAGACCCGCAAAAATCCTTGAAGGCATGGGGCGACCAGAAATGGCGTACCAAAAGCGGTAAGCCCTCAAGTGAGACGGGCGAACGATACCTGCCTGAGAAGGCAATTAAGTCGTTAAGTCCAGCGGAATATGCAGCGACTACTCGTGCTAAACGGGCGGGTAAAGCGGCAGGCAAGCAGTTTGTAGCTCAGCCAAAGAGTATTAAGAGCAAGGTAAAGCCGTTTAGGAAAATACCATGACCACATCAGGCTTGTCCTCGTTTAACCTAGATCTAACAGAGCTTGTCGAAGAGGCGTTTGAACGCTGCGGCAAAGAGCTTAGGACTGGGTACGACTTAAAGACAGCACGGCGTAGCATTAACTTGATGTCGATTGAGTGGGCAAACCGTGGCATTAACCTGTGAACAATTGAGCAGGGGCAGATCCCGATGGTTACGGGGCAAGCAATATATCCATTGCCTATAGATACGATTGACCTGCTCGATACGGTTATTCGTACGGGTACTGGGCAAAACCAGATTGATATCAATATCACCCGTATCTCTGAGTCTACATACATCACAATCCCAACGAAGAACGCGCAGGGTCGTCCTATTCAGGTGTGGATCAATCGTCAGTCTGGCAACACAAACGCCATCTCTTCTACGCTATTGAATGGTTCTATTTCTGCTACAGACACGACAATTACTGTGGCTTCTGCGGCATCTTTGCCTAGCTCTGGTTTTGTGAAGATCGACAACGAGATCATTGTTTACCAGAACGTAAGCGGCAATCAACTGCTTAACTGTTTCCGTGGGCAAGCAAACACTACAGCGGCTGTGCATAGCACCCTTGCTCCGGTTACACAGATTTTCTTACCAAACATTAATGTCTGGCCTACGCCTAACCCTCCGGGCGATCAGTATACGTTCGTGTATTACCGTATGCGTAGGATTCAAGATTCTGGTGGTGGTGTTTCTACACAAGACATCCCATTCCGATTTATTACTTGCTTGGTTGCAGGTCTTGCGTTTAACCTGAGCGTTAAATTGCCAGAAGTTGACCCTAATCGAGTACTGTTTTTAAAGCAAGATTATGAACAGCAGTTTCAACTTGCCGCTGATGAGGATCGTGAAAAGGCTTCTATTCGCTTTGTGCCTCGACAGCTTTTTTACTAAGGTGACGTATGCCTAGTAAATTTGCGTCAGGTAAACATTCGATTGCCGAATGCGACCGTTGTGGTCAGCGTTACAAGTTAAAAGAATTAAGAAAGCAGGTACTGAAGACTCATTTGTACAACGTCAAGGTATGCCCTAGCTGTTGGGATCCGGATCAGCCTCAGTTGCAGTTGGGCATGTATCCAGTGAATGACCCACAGGCAGTTCGGGAACCAAGGCCGGACGTAAGTTATTTGGTGTCAGGTACAAGCGGGTTGCAGATTAACCAAACGGGCATTGGCATACTTGGTGCTGGTAGTCCTGAAGGTGGTAGCAGAGTTTTTCAGTGGGGGTGGAATCCTGTTGGTGGGGCTTCATCTTTTGACACAGTTTTAACCCCAAGCAACTTGATTGCTATCAGTCAGGTTGGTACAGTAACGATTACAACCAATTAAGGAGCCTATCATGGCATACAAACGTGGCGCTGATGGCGTAGCAAAGAAAGGTAAGACAGAAGGCAAGAACCTTGGCAACAGCGGCCCTAACGTCGGCATCCAAGGCGGTAAAGGCACACCAACTTCTGGCGGCGGAAAAACAAACGCTGACATGAAGAAAATGGGCCGTAACTTGGCTAAAATCGCAGCACAGAAACGGGGTTAATCATGGCTAAGTACAGTCAAAAAATGATGGGTAAAGAAGTCGGCGATGCTAGCGTTTACGCTGAGCCCCACACAATGGACGGCAAGAAGTTTGGTAAAGAGGCTCACGCGGCAACAATTTCTTACGCCAAAGACCCTAACACTCTGTCGGCTCGCGAGATGAATCCTCGTGAAGGCGTTGGTCGTGTTAGCGCTGGTGACCCCGGGCGTGATGATGTTAAGACGACTGGCATTAAGATGCGCGGTGCAGGTGCTGCGACAAAAGGCACAATGTGCCGTGGTCCAATGGCGTAAACCATGAATTACACAGAGCTTAAAGATAACATCCGCTCAATCTGTGAGAACCCTTTCACGGATTCAGAACTGTCCCTGTTTGTTAAGCAAGCAGAACAGAAGATTTACAACTCTGTGCAAATTTCAAACTTACGTAAGAACTCCACCGGAACAACCACGGCAGGTAACAAGTATCTGTCGTCACCGGGGGATTTCTTATCGGCTTATTCGTTGGCTGTTATTAACCCAGCTACGAGTGAGTATGAGTATTTGATAAACAAGGATGTTAACTTCATCCGCCAAGCGTATCCAAACCCCAGTGATCAAGGCGTCCCGAAGTATTACGCTATCTTTGGGCCAACTACGACCAACGATAACCCACCGGTTTTGACTAACGAGCTGTCGTTTATTTTTGGCCCAACACCCGCCGCTGCTTACACCGTTGAGCTGCATTATTTCTTTTACCCAACGTCTATCGTGGACGCAGGTACATCGTGGCTTGGCGATAACTTTGATTCTGCTTTGCTAAACGGCTCCTTGGTTGAGGCTATTCGCTTCCTGAAGGGCGAGCAAGACATGGTTGCTTTCTACGACAAGATGTTTGCTGAGTCTATGATGCTTCTGAAGAATCTGGGCGATGGTAAGCAGCGTATGGATGCGTATCGTGATGGTCAGGTAAGGATTCCCGTGCGATGATTACTCAAGGCCAAACACAAAGTTTTAAAGTTGAGCTGTGTCAGGGAGTGCATGACTTCCTAACAGACACGTTCAAAATAGCGCTGTACACAGCAATCGCAGATATTGGTGCAGATACAACTGTGTATACGTCTTCGAATGAAGTTGTTGACGCAAACTACGCCGCTGGCGGTAACATCCTAACAGGTGTAACTTTGGCTGGCGCAAACGGTGTTGCGTACATTAATTTCAACAATAGTTCGTGGATTCCTGCGGGGTTCACAGCTAGGGGTGCATTGATTTACAATAGCACCAAAGGTAACAAGTCTGTTGCAGTACTTGATTTTGGCTCAGACAAGACGGGTGTTCCAAACTTTATAGTGCAGATGCCAACAAATACATCGGCTGATGCGTTAATTCGTATTTAAAAAGGAGTCAATCATGACTATTAATACCGCTGCGTCTACAGACATTGTTGCCAGCACTTTATCTCGCCTTAATACCGCTACTGCTCGCGTGGGCGCTGGTGGCGTATTTACTCTGCAGTGCTTCGATGCCGATGGCAACTTGAAGTGGGAAAGCTCACTGCCTAACCTCGTTGTAAACGTTGGTTTGCAAGACATGAACGCCAAATACTTTTCAGGAAGCGCTTATACCGCTACTTGGTTTATTGGCTTGTACGGTGCAGCTGCATCGAACACTCCAGCCGCTGGCGATACCGCTGCTTCACACGCTGGTTGGACAGAAGTTGTTCCTTACAGCAACGCGACTCGCCCCGCCGCTACATTTGGTACAGCAACGACTGCTGACCCATCGGTTATCAGCAACTCCGCATCGCCAGCCTCGTACACGATCAACGCTACAGCTACTGTTGGTGGCGCGTTCTTGATCAGCAACAGCACTAAGTCCGGCACAACAGGCATTCTGTTCTCGGCTTCTGACTTTGCAGCCCCCGGTGACCGTTCGGTTGCTTCTGGCGATACGTTAAACGTAACGTACACATTTAACCTTGACGCAGTTTAATTAGGAGCAGAACATGGCTGCATTTAAAAAAGGCGACGAAGTTAAGCTTATCGCTGTTATTCCTGCGGGGCCAGTAATGGCAATGCGCATGGACGAAGATGGTATTGTGTCGTATCTGATCGAATGGGCTGATGTTAATGGCGTTGACCAACAACGCTGGTTCACAGAGGATCAGTTAGTCGCAGGTTAATACGTT